TACTCTTAAATAATCGTCTATGGTCGTTTGTTAGTGCGCCTTTATTATATAATGCATTCAGTAAGTCATCATAGAATACATTATCCGTTGCGTCTGTATTTGTAAATGTTGGTTCTAATCCGTAATTATCTCTTGCATACGACTGCGATGGGAACGAAAGATATACATCATTGTTGTTATATATTCCCTTTTCTTTTCTACCAACAAACGCCTTGGTCTTCTCCATTTCACCTACAGAAAACACGCGGTCAAGGGTCGTTTCAAAAACTGTTTCTAACTCACTGTTCTTTAGATGTCCTGGTAAAAAGTCATAAATCTTCTTTGCCATGTTATTCGCCTACTAATTCAGATTGTAATAATTGTGTGATTATTTTCACATCACTTGATGTTGTTACTGCCATGAAGATTTCATTCAAGGCACACGAGATGCTTAATAAGTTTGTAAATGTATTCGAGGCATATTTTGGTGTAATAACTACACTTGAAATATAATCGCCAAGTTCTTTATGAAGATATGCCGCTAGTTCTGAGAAATAGAATGTGTCACCAAATTCCCAATTATCAATTACAAAGTATTCGTTTACTTTCGTAGATACTGCGGTCTTAATTTCACTATCAGTGTATCCTGCTCCTACCTTCTTAATAACTTTAAATACTGCTTGATTTTCTGCCTTAGCGTATGAACCAAATAGATATTTAAACTGAACTGGAATATAAGCAAGATGGTCAGCCATGGCTGCCTTTGGTTCTATAGTTTCCATTATTTTCGCCAATTCATAATTGTTAGGTGGGGTTGGAGTAGTTGTTGTGAAATTGTTGGCTTTCCATTTGTTTACATTTCTAACGTAGTCTGCACTTAGGACATACATATCAACGATATTGCTTGTACTCGGATCTATTCTCTTATCTAAGTCAGCATAATGCTCCCATCTGAAACTCGAAAAAGGATCTTCAGTAAACGATATTCCCTCTAGTACTCTATATTGTGTGCCTCGATAATGAATTCTTAATTTATCTCCGTCCATATCGTTATAGTCAGCGGTGCCAGCGGCTACTTCTGTCGCGGTTCCAGGTGTTATCACATTCCAAGTGCCTGCTTCTTTTTTCCACCAGGCTGGTGTTGTTGTATTATAATATAGCGTAGCAGTACTCGGCACATTAACTACTAGAGAGGCTGAAACTGCATAGTTTGAGGCTCTTTCATAATCTACAGAATCAACAGAATATTGTTCCATTACAATGCTATCGTTCGTTGGAATAGTTTCAAGCACAGCAAATGGATTATCATTTGTATCTGAAGTCAGTAGTTTAACTTTTGTATTATCTACATATCCCGCAGGTGTTATGTAGTCATCATAAACATGTGATGCTAATGATTTATATATTATCTCTTGATTCTGACTACTAGTAGAAATACCAAAGGTGGCTTGAACTCTTACTGAGTAAGTTGCCAAGTCTGCAAGTGTTGTGGTTGTACCTATATATACATCAATAAGATCGTTCACTGCAACTGCATGTGTCCAAAAATAAATTGTATAACCATTGACAACACCAGTAGTAGATTCAACAGTCACATGTTTATTGTCAATATAAATTCCATTTGTATCTTGAAGTAATATGTTAGTGGTAGTAAGAGCAGTCGCACTTATTACAGAAACTTCTCCATAAGCATATTGCTTGAAGAAGATGTCATTATCTAGATAATTAATTCCAGCAGAAGTTGGACCTGAGTCCGCCTCTGATAAAGTAAAAGTATAGTTATCTGTGCCTACATCATGTACAGTAACGAGAGTTGTTTTTTCTACATTTTCATCTTCATCTCTCCATTTAAAATTACCAGTACCAGAGGCAGCGGCAAAATAAGTATTTGATGGATCACCTTTAAATCCTAAGGTAGTCAAATCTGAGCCAGATCTTGTTGTGTACGCCTGGGTTGCGGCGTTGGCAGAATCATATCCACCCAAAAACCCAACAGCGCCAGTAGAGACGTTATTTTCTGGTGTACCGAGACTCACAGAAACATCATCCTGCACAGTTGAAGATTTAACTTTGTAATTTGCTAAATCTGTTACTGACATTCCGATAGTCCATTCAGGCGTAACACCTATTTTAGAATCAGCCGCTGGACTTGTAATTGTAAATGTTGAAGGAGAAGCGTTTGCATCTAGATACCATTCGTTGCCGACTGGTGATACTAGATAATGTTTATAAGTTGTTCCAGCAGTTATGACATCTTCAGTTAATGCATAAGTGGCTGGTGCTCCAGTATATTTGTAAATTGCATTAAATGTAGCACCTGTTCCGCCATCAGTTACTACTGTTGATATAGGCGCTTGCCCCACTGTAATAGGATCATTATACGCAGTGCCACTACCAGAAGACGCAGACGTAGATAAGTAATTAAAAAATATTGTGTCTCGTTTAGATAAATTCGTTTCGTTGTCAATTACATTAGTAGTGTTGCCGTAGAAAAACTTGACTTGGTCTCTGCTTTCAAATGCTACTTTTTTACCAGTAAATGTTGCAGTATATTCTGCTTCATTGTCTCTGATTCCAGACTTATAAGTAAACAGAACACTAACGTCGGCAGGCATTGCAGTACCAGTTCCTGTGCCAGTGCCACTATTAGTTGCAGTACCAGTTCCTGTGCCAACTCCTGTTGCTGTGAACTCTTCTCCAATATTGCTAATACTAGCACCAACTAATGTAAAGTCTGTTGTGCCTACTGTTTTTATTGTATATTTCTCCCCTATCTCAAATGCACCTGCAGTTATATCTGTTCGAGTTGCTCTGAATTTTGTACCAACAACACTGTCAGTAGAGCCAATTAATGTAAAGTCTGTTGTGCCAGCAGATACAATAGTATATTCATTGGGCACCAAAAATGCACCACTAACGATTGGCACTTGTGTTAAACTCCAATTCCAAGTTGGCACTACAGCAGGCGAAACGATTGTGTATGTATAGTACAAAGTAAACGATGACGAATCTAAATCGACTTTAGTCTTTATTGCATTTTTCTCAACATCTGTGAATTTAGTTCTAAATCCCCTTACTAACGTTTTTATTGTTCCTACTTCTGAAATAAACTTACTTAATGTATAATCTGTTCCACTTACTGTTTTCACATCTGCCCAAATAGTTGTTCCAGAGGTGGTGATCAATTCAATAGTATCTCCTATATATACTGTTTTTATCATTGACGTTGATGATATTTTAGTTCCATCTGTTGCACTAATTGTGTACGCCTTGTTAAGTGATTTATGAACTACTTCAGTGATATTATTTTCGTTCGTATGAACAAATTTATTTAAAAGACTTGGATGTTTTATTACACTTGATATTTCATTTCTTACAAAATTATCACTGTTTCCTTTTGCTCTGTTATAACTTAATGAAACTGATATCGGTTCATCTTCAACAAATACACTACCATCAGAACCTGTTATACTCAAGTTAGAGTGGTGTCCTAGAACGTCATCCATCTCATAGAAACGTGAGTTGCCAGCGAAAGAAGTGTTTACTGCTTTAACTTTATTGACAACATTATTTCCAAGAGTGAGAGGATATACATTATAATCTTGTGCATTGACCATTCTGTCTTGTGCGTAATAACTTCTTGGTGCGATTCTACGTACACTCGTGTATGTTTCGCCTGAAAAGTTCTCACTAAAATCTTTTGTACTACTAATTGTCATTGACAATCTATGTGTTCTATCATCGCTACCTATGTATGGAATTGTTATAGTTGTATTAGTAATGTCATTCGCATTTACAGAGAAATTAGCGTTGTCGGCCGTTCTATACCATGCTCTGTAGTTGCCGACTGCCGCATTACCAAATACGCCATCTGGATAATGAAGTTCTATTCCATTGTTGTCTATAGAATTAACACTTACGAGGTCACCAGAACCAGTTCGCAAACTATTATAGATTGCTGTTTCTCTTGTTTCGTTGTCTACTTTTGTTACACTTGATACATAATTTCTATTTGAGTCTATCTTTTGAATCCATACATCAGAATTAGATATATTACTTTCATTTATTGATTCTATTCTGTTTGAAATTTGAGTATTATAAGTGAAGTCTTCAAATCCTAATGAGCCTGCAACTGCGTAAACAAAGAATCCAGTTCTGTCACTTGCAGAACCTAGATTGTCGTTTCGATTAATAATCGTAAAGTTGTTCTCTAGTCTTGGCTCGTCTTCGTATATTCTTGTGCTAACTGTGTCGAATGCTACACGAACTGTTTCGAAACTTCTATTTCCACCATCAATATCACTAGAAAATTTGTAGTTTACACTTTTTGATTCAGAGTCTTCATTAATTTCATACAAAGAGTGACTCACTTCTGCGATTGTCAACTCAGATGTAGGATTCTGAATTTTAGTAGTAGCAGAGAAAGAAGAATTTAAAATACTGATAAAGTTTTCATACCAATCTATGTCGTTACTGTCATTCCAGTTGACAGTTTTGCCAGCGAGAGAGACACCTAGATTGTCATAGACATTTTCGTCAGTTGACACACTAGTAATCTTCATAAAGCCTTTTGCGTTGATTGGTCTAGTTTTGTTGTAACCTAACGTCTTTGCCATTTGTAGAATACTCGCTCTACGTTCAGCAGTATCCATGAAGTTTTCACGGGTGTTCATATCTAATCGATATGATAAACTATGTCCCATATAAGCAACTAAGTCTAAAATTGCAACAAATTCTGAACTTGCGATGAAGTCATTAAATTTATCAGGATAAGTCTGAACCGTGTATGCTAGTAGGGCTTCTCTAATCGTATCGAAGTCGTATGCTTTAAGACTAATGTTGGTGAATGCAGTATATACTGCTGTCCAACTTTCACTTGCAAATAAATTGTCTGTACGTTCTTGGCTCATATTATTCTCTCTATTATTCTCTATCTAAATCGATACTTAATTCTACTGGCTCATTTGATGGCAGTATTTCAAGTTTCACTGTTGCATTTATTGTATGGTCAGAGTCTGTTATATCAATACTAACAAAGTTACATCTCGGGTCATCTTTTATAATATTTGTTAAATCTTCTTCAATCAAATCAGTAGTTTCTTCAGTTAGTGGCTCAAATAACATATCATGTATAATCGACCCATAAGTAGGTAACATTACTCGTTCACCTCTTCGAGTCATGATATGATTCATAAGGTCTTCAATCACCAGTTCTTTATCAAATAACTGATGATTTATTGCATTTCTATTTTTTGTACTAAAACCCGTGAATGTTGGCATAACTTTATTTTCTCTGTAGTTTATATCTAAGAGTATTTATCTTCAGGTAATATTCGTAGTTTTAGATTGACAAATGGACAGAATAATGTTATGATAGTATATAAATAACATTAGTAATCACAACAAGGATAATAATTCATGCCAAATTTAGTACCAATGGTCGTTGACCAATCAGCAAATGGAGAGCGTAGTTACGATATTTTCTCTCGTTTATTAAAAGAAAGAGTAATATTTTTGACTAGTGAGGTAAATGACTATCAGGCAGACTTAATCTGTGCCCAATTATTGTTCTTAGAAGCAGAGAATCCAGAAAAAGATATTCATTTTTATATCAACTCTCCTGGCGGGGCAGTAACATCTGGTATGGCAATATATGATACCATGCAGTTTATTAGTTCGGATGTTGCTACTACAGTAATGGGACAAGCATGTAGCATGGGTTCGTTACTTGCACAAGCAGGTGCTGAAGGTAAGAGGCATGTCCTACCAAATGCTCGTACAATGATACATCAACCTAGTGGTGGTGCAGGAGGCCAGGCAACTGATATGAAGATTCAAGTTGATGAAATGATGAAACTTAAAGAAAGATTAACTCAAATCTATGTGAATCATAATTCTGCTGGTAAGACATTTGATGAATTAACTGAAGCAATGGAGCGAGATAACTTCATGTCAGCAGAAGAAACTGTTGCGTATGGTTTAGCAGATAAAGTTATAAACAGTCGTTAAGAGAAGCCAGGTACGTAACTGAACATCTTGGCAGTTTTGATTTTTTGTTGAGCCAGTTTCTCGTCTACCTTGCCGTTCTTCATTATTGATGATTGAATTTCATCTGTCACTGAATACCAGTCTTTTGCATTTATGAGTTTAACAATTGAACTATTTTCTATCGTGCTAACTCCTTCAATAAAGAAGTGATACAATAATGCATCATAGTGTGGTTGTGATATTTTTACTTTAATGAATCTTTCTAATACGTTGCCAATGTTTCGTAACTGTTTTTCTAAGATAAAATCAGCCATTCCTTTCGTTATCTTTTTTCCTACAATATCTATACGAGTAGATGAAACCGTGATATATCCGTAATTTATCTCAGTATCTGATATCTTATAATTGTACCCAACTAGATTATCTTTAACAGTAAGTGTGGGCGTATTGTCTAATATTATAGCCTGTTTACTCACAGATGAGAACGACAAATCTTTTACATCATTCATATCTACTCTTAGATGAGAAAGTATATATGTTGGTTTATCATTTACGTCATATCCTGTTCCTAGAAATGTACCAGATGAAGTTATGACATGCAATGGCAATTGTATGTAATTTAATAATGAACCTTTTCGTTTGTCGTATATCATTATTTTAATCCTGACTTTGTTAGTCCATCATCACTAGCGGCTGCTATTGCAAACGCACTCGTTGATAGTTTTTTTGCTTGTGGTCTTATAAATGGTTCATGTGTTGGCATAGCAGATACAATCGTATCTTTTAGTTCAGTAGTCTCTAAGTTTTGTACATCTGGCATTGGTGGTCCAACTAAAATAATTTCAGATTCGGGAGCAAGTGGACCATTTAAGTCTAAGATGCCTCCAGTAGTTACTACACAATTAACTCCAACATTAATATTCATTGACGATTCACTTTGTAAAAATTGATTTCCTTTGCTTCGTAGATGTAATTCTTTATCTGTGTTAATTTTAGTAGTGCC